GCTGTTTATTTTGGTATGGCGGGATAACCTCAAAAGTTGAATCATCTGCATACATACCATATGTAGATAAATTTCCAACAGAATTTAGACCACCATAATATCCATAAAACCGCCACATTGCATGTGGAGTCTTATAATATACTTTTTTGATGTTTATCTTTCTATCGCCAATTGATAAACTTGAAGCATCGGATGCTGCACCATCACCAGAAAAACTAGCGCTAATAACTTTTTGTAAATCGTAATCTTGACGAAGATCTTCAACATCAAAAGATGCTGAGTATACGTTTTCGTATCCGTCTAAACCAATTTCTGTTGCAAAACCATCGCCTATGCGAGCTGCGTATCCCAGTCTAAATTTAGGGTATCTAAGCTCTATATTTGTTCCAGAAGTTAAATTACCTGAAACTAAACCATCGTGGTCAAAAGAAGCTGTTGTGTTTCCAAGCATATTGGGTAATGAATTTTTTGCTTGATGCACATTCACGATGTATGAGTACTCTAAGACAGCCTCCTCATAAGCAGAGTAGATGTTTTGCTGTGTTAATTCAATATCTAGAACATCGCCACCTAATTTTTTGTAAGTGTAAGCAACCTGATCGACCGCTCCAGACACAAAATTACGGTCATAAAGAGCCGATGTTGAATTTGCGTATATAGCAAAAGCATAATTGGTTGTTTTTTCTGCTTCAGATAATGTACCAGTCACTGGTAAGGCGATAGCACTGGTTTTACTTGCAGGTGTTAAAGTAGGTACAGACATTCATAGGCACTCCTATTATATTAATTAGTAGATAAAAAAAGAAAACCCCGCCTCACTTGAAATGAGACGGGGCTTGCTTGTTTAAAAGTTTACTTTAAACTAAGTCGTGGCAAAGAACCAAGCCGTACATATCAGGACGGACCATCTTCTTCGCGTAACGAGTCATAACGCCCTTACGTGGGACGAAATCCTCAGTACCGAAGATTGTAGGTGTGACCTGAAGCGGTACGTATGGAGCGTAAACATAGCCGCTCTCTAAGAAGCTGCCACCTTTACGACCAACGAGAACAAGGTTGCGACGGAAGTAAGGATCAACATAAACATCCCACTTCTTGCTTAAGCTACCAACGTTGACAGCTCCGACAGTGCCGTTGCTATCAGCAGTAACGTTAGCGCGGAAACCAGCAGTAAACTCAAGGAGATTTGCAACTTCAGGCGATGTCACGATGAAGTTTGCTCCTCCACGAAGAGTCTTTCTGTGGATTGCAGCAGAAACGTCGTTGATTGTCTCAACGAGAGTCTCGTACCACTCACTAACAGTACCAGTAAAGTCTGCACCCATCAAGGCCTCGTTCTGAGTTCCTCCTCCGACAAGATCACCTGTCTGACGATTCAAGAATCTACCTGGTAAACGCGACCAGTGA